AGGGCCGTACACCAAGTCACGGTTCTCACAGATAACTCATACACGTTTACAGCCACCGCTACGGCAAACGCTACGGATGCTTCAGGCTCTCCCGGTGGTGGTGCTTCGGTTGTTGCGGCGTATCAACTCAATGTCGGCCCTGCCATCCCTGTGCCTTTAACTGGCTGGGGCGCTGGTGCTTGGGGGCAGGCGGGCACTACGTGGGGTTTTGGCGGTACGTCTACATCTGCTCTGCGGTTGTGGAACCAAAACAACTACGGCGAAGACTTGGTGTACGGCCCTAGCGGTGGTGGCATTTACTACTGGGATGCTTCAAACGGTGTCGGTACTCGTGGCGTCAATTTGAATTCTCTAGGTGGTACGGTATCGTTTACAAACGCGTCGCCAACGGTGGTGACTTCCACTATCCTTTATACAGAAGGTGCGGCCATTCAGTTCTCTGGCGGCTCTTTGCCGACTGGGGTTTCCGCAGCTACCACGTACTACGTGTTCAATGTCAACGGCCTTACATTCAACCTACTTGATTCCGCTGGCTCAGAAGTTAACACATCTTCCACGGGTTCTGGTTCCGTATCTTTATTGGTAGATGTGCCAACCAAACAAAACAACTTGGTAATTTCTGACACTTCACGTTTTGTCATCGCGCTTGGGTGTAACGACTACGGTAGTGCCACGCTTGACCCTATGTTGATCCGTTGGTCAGCGCAAGATGACATCTACAATTGGACGCCAGACCCCACCAATCAGGCAGGGTTTATACGTATATCTCACGGTTCTGAGATTGTGGCTACTGTTCAGACGCGTCAAGAAGTCTTTATTCTGACAGACTCTGCGGCTTACTCGCTTCAATACCTTGGCCCCCCTTACGTCTGGGTACCGCAGTTGCTTGGTGACAACATCTCCGTCATGAGTCCCAACTCAGCCATCATTGCTTCCGGTATTGTGTACTGGATGGGCGTGGACAAGTTCTACTCCTACGATGGCCGTGTGCAAACGCTGAACTGTGACCTGCGCCGCTACGTGTTTAGTGATTTAAACCAAGAGCAAGCCTTGCAAGTGTTTTGCGGTACGAACGAAGGCTTCAATGAGGTCTGGTGGTTCTATTGCTCTGCCAACTCCACAGTGGTTGACAAGTACGTCATCTACAACTATCTCGAGAAAATCTGGTACTACGGCACAATGGAGCGCACAGCTTGGCTTGACTCTGGTTTGCAGTCATATCCTATTGCAGCCAAGTACAACAGCAGCACAGCGATTGGCAACTTGCTTAACCACGAGACTGGCTTAAATGACAACACAAACGGCACCGCTGTTGCGATTGATGCTTATATCAGCTCGTCTGAGTTTGACATTGGCGACGGACACAATTTTGGTTTTGTGTGGCGCGTCCTTCCTGATTTGACATTTGAGAACGCGGAGAGCACCCCCGCTGGCGCACTGCCAACAGTGTCGATGACTTTGTATGGCTTGGCTAATTCTGGCTCTGGCGTGACAAGCACGGCCTCACAACCCGTGGCTAAGAGCAACACGTACGTTATTACAGAACAGTTTACAGGGCAGATATTCACCCGCATGCGCGGTCGCCAGATGATCTTTAAGATTAGCTCAAACCAAATCAACACCTGCTGGCAGTTGGGTGCACCACGTATTGATATTCGTCCTGACGGCAGGCGCTGATGACATCCAAGAACAGGATCATTACCCCCGCACCACCCAACTTACCATTGGGCACGGACACGTACGAGCGCAGGTATCAGGATCAGTTTACAAACGTCTTGCGTCTTTACTTTAACCAACTGCAAAATGCGTTTGGTGAGTTGTTTGGCCCCACGGGTGGCAAGTATGTAGCAAACCCATACGGAGCGTTTTCCAGCGATCAAGATCAGACGGCTGTAGCAAACACTGCTACGTTGATGACATTTAACACCACTGACTTTGCTGATAGCGTAAGGATCGTCAACTCTGAAATTATTGTGGAGTACGCTGGTATATACAACTTGCAGTTCAGCGCTCAGTTTAGAAACACAGACACAGCTTTCCAAGATGTCTACATCTGGCTCAAGCAAAACGGCGAAGACATTACCGGCTCGACAGGTTTTGTGTCTATCCCAAATAGACATGCGGGTACAGACGGGCACGCAATTGTTGGCTGGAACTATTTTTTAAACATGGCAGCAGGTGACCACGTTGAGATTTACTGGTCTGTGCCTAACGTTGCTGTAACCATACAACATTTGGCCGCTTCCGGCACGCCCACTAAGCCTTCTACGCAATCCGTCGTAGCCACACTTTCATTTGTGTCCGCGCTCCCAGCATGATATTATCAAACAACCCCCATTTTGAGAGGCAAAAATGAGCCTTCACGCACTAGCCACTGACATGGCCTCCAAGGGTCGCAACGGCGATTCAATGCTTGTTCACATGACGCCCGGCGAAGTACACGGGCTACAGGCTTTGGCCATGAAACATGGCGGATCGCTGACCATTAACCCCGATACGGGTTTACCCGAAGCTAACTTCTTAAAGCGTTTGTTGCCAATGATTGCGGGCTTTGCTTTAGCCCCCCTAACTGCTGGTACATCTTTGGCTTTTTTAGGGGCAACGCCTCTTGCTTCGGCGATGACTGTTGGTGGTATTACAGGTTTAGCTACCGGCAGCTTGCAAAAAGGTTTGATGGCTGGTTTGGGCGCGTACGGTGGCGCAGGTTTGCAAGCGAGTTTGGTAGGGGCAGGGGCGGGGACAGCGGCCAGCAATGCCGCAGCACTAGGTGTAGAAGGCGCGGCCACTGGTGCAGGTTCGCAAGCAGCTATGTTAGCGGAACAAAATGCTGGTTTTGGTGCTGAAGGTTTAACACGATTGGCAGACAGTGCTAAAGTTGCCGCAGGCGCAACGCCCACTACAACAGGTATGTTGTCAACAGGTTTTGATGAAGCTTCAAAAAACCCAATGGCGTTTGCCAAACAAAACATAATGCCTTTGGCAGCGGCGGCATCCCCTATCGTTGCTGACATGATGGTTCCTACAACCACCAAAGCCGCATCTCCTATGGCTCCCGGTCGCATCCGTGAGAAGCGTTGGAACGGCCAGTACTTTGAAGATGTAGCCAATACCGATGCTGGTGTGTACAACACAAGCGGGCGTAGCTTCTCCGATCTGTACCGTGGTTACAACAAAGGCGGTATCGTGGCGTTGGCTGAAGGTGGTGATGTTATTCGTATGGCTGGCGGTACGCCCCCCAAAATGTTGACTGACGAAGAGTTGTACCAAAAGACAGGTAGCTGGGAAGCCGCCGCCGCTGCACGCGATGACCAAAACCGTGGAATGAACATCTACAACGATTTTCAAAATCTTGCTAAAACTATCGGTGTTGCGCCTCCTACACAAGCTGTGGCAATTCCCGGTGTTGTGGATGTGACTAAGCCCGGTCAGTACGTCACGGATCCAGCTACCGGCAAAGCTGTGGCTCTGTCCGCGTACTCTCCCGGCTTTGACCCAAACAACGCAATTACAAAAACGTACTTGGGCGAGCTAGCCGCCAAAGGCGGCACGGACACAACATCTCAGATGTTTACACAGATGGGTGGAAATAAAGCGCAAACAGATGCAAACGCTGCGGCGTGGAAAATAGAAGAAGACCGCCTTAAAGCGTTAGACGTTGCCGCTGGCCGTTTACCCGCTGACAATACAGGTTTGGCTAGCCTCAACCAGAACCAAAACCTGTTAACAAATCAGAACCTTACAAACCAAAACCTGACAAATCAGAACCTTCTGACAAACCAGAACCTGACAAACCAAAATGCAAACACGGGTTTAGCTGGGCTTATTCCTGAAGGCGCGTCTAGATCATACAAATGGTATGCGGAACGTGGTTTAGGATTTGATCCTATTGACAAAGCAATTGACAATTTCTTTGCTGAATACACAGACGATCTTGCATTACTGCCCCCAGATAGACAAGAAAAAATAATGCGCGATGCGTTGGTTACAGAAGGAATGAATGAAGCCGATGTTATTAAAGCAACAGGCAAAACAATTGCCCAATTGATTCAGCAAAAGACCGGCAACATAGATACTGTTCTTTCTAGCGCATTGCCCGGCGGTGTGGGTGGTGGTGGCAACACTGTAATCAATCCTAATGGCACCGTCACATCTACCCCTGACATTCCCGGGCGTCCAGACGGTGGCTTTACGGGTATGAAAAACGTTCGTGATGTGTACACCGAAGGTGGTGGCAATTTAGGCTACACATCCCCATCGTTTAACACGATTGAAGACTTTAATAAAAAGTACGTCACTGATCGCATGAGTGGTGACTCCTTGGCGGCGTACGAATACCTCACAGGTAAGAAGGGTGCCGCATACCCTGTCAAATCTGGCGTGGGTCAGATCGCTAGGCCGT